TGTTATTATCTATGTATAAACGATAAAAGGTTGGAGCAGGAGGGAGGACTTCACAAGCAAATCGTGGACAAGCTTAAGGACAAGCCGCGAAATGCTTTTAGGAAGATTTCATATGCGATATATGAAACTGAACACACACAAGACTTTGGGTTCTGCGTTGCCCATACTAACGTAGTACAAGAAAACTCTTGACATGCTACGTCGAGAGTGATAATATATAAGACAATAAGGAACGCTTATTGTTACCCATACATAAGGAGATATAACATGGGAATCGACATGGAGCTTATGCGCCGCAAGCTCGCACAACTACGCGGTGAATATGATGCAAACGGAAATGGAAACTCCGTTTGGTTTAGACCGGACGACGGAGATACGGACATTCGTATTATCCCGACGCCGGATGGTGATCCACTGAAGGAAATGTTCTTCCACTATAATGTGGGTGAGCACCGTGGGGGCATTTTATGTCCGAAGCGAAACTTTGGTGAGCATTGCCCCATTTGTGAATTCGCTTCTGCGCTATGGCGCGAAGGAAGCGACAACAACGACGAGGAAAGCAAGAAGCTGGCAAAGTCACTCTTTGTGCGCCAGCGATACTTTTCGCCTGTCGTTGTACGGGGTCGAGAAGAGGAGGGCATTAAGGTCTATGGATATGGAAAGACCGCCTACGAACTGCTGCTTGGATATATCCTCGATCCCGAGTATGGTGATGTCACTGACATTCAAGAGGGAACCGATATCACACTAACATACACTAAGCCCACTAAACCCGGTGCTTACCCTCAAACAAGCCTGAAGATGCGTCGTAATACTTCGCCGTTGCTTGAGGATAAGGATGCGATCCCCGCCCTCCTTGACCGCATGCCTGATTTCGAGTCGCTATTTGAGCGTCTCAGTCCCGAGCAAGTCAACGCAATTCTCGATGAGCAGCTGTCCAGCAACAAATCCGCTGAAGGCCGCTCTTCTGAGACAACTAAGTATGGCAAAGGTCCCCAAAGTGATGTAGACCGTGCCTTTGATGAGTTGATGTCTGGTTAACAGGCTTGTCCCACAGGGAGGCACAGGGTCATCAGGTGCCTCACACTTTTAACAATATGAAACCATTATTTATGTGGGCAGGCGGTAAAACACGCCTTCTTAAAAAATACCAAGAAAGCAATGGGCTCCCAGCCAACTTTGATAGTTATGTGGAGCCTTTTCTTGGTGGCGGCGCCATGTTCGTATGGGCGCACAACAAGAATCCAAGTGCGCAGTTCTACTTGAATGACAGCAACGATTCTATCATGAACATTTATCGAGCAATCAAACATGATGTTCATAGATTTATTGAATTAATGGATCAATGCTCCGCAATATACCTGCCTCTTGAAAAAGCAGACAGGAAGAGATATTATTATGAACTGCGCCACGAACACGCATTCGATTACTTTAAGTGGTCTGCGACCGAGGAAGCTGCAGCCCTGTACTTTTTAATGAAGACGGGATTCAACGGAATCTGGCAGATTAACAAGAACACCAACGGCCGCTTTGGCACACCGTCAGGGCTTTTAAACCAGAAAGACAAAGTATACGATAAGAAAAATGTGATGGAGTGGCACAAAGCATTGAGAAACTGCACACTACTCTCAGGCGACTTTAAGGACACTCTGACACACGTAAAAGAAAATGCGTACGTCTTCCTTGACCCTCCGTATAGAGGATCCTTTACGCAGTACGGAGTTGACTTTGATGATGATCTACAAAAAAGCGTGGTTCAGTACTTAAATGACTCGACAAGCAAGGGAGCATATGCTATAATGTCTAATAGAGACATTGGAGATAGATTTTTTGAGGAGATGACCGGCGACAACAAACTAATGTATTTCGATGTGACATACACCGCCGGGAGACGAAAGAAGAACAAAGATGGAACTCATAGCGCCAAAAAGGCTAGAGAAATTTTAATGATAGGAAAAGAATAACCAAAAAGTCCTTGACAACTCAATAAGAATTTGATATATTAAGTATATCCAAAGTGGTCAAGGATCATAAAAAGACCATATTCTCCATGATGGAGATGTTAAGATGCTTCGCCTATAGATAGGCAGATGAAGCTAAATGCAAATTATAAACAAAAAGGAGAAATAAAATGCATACATTTGAACTATACACCCACAGTGATGTGGATTTGCCGCTGTCAGTTGTGACGGTAGCCACTGCCTCGGAAGAAGAGGCGCGCTTCGGACACGCTTATATTCGTGTGTCTGAGCATATGGACCTTTTCAATGTTGAAAATGGTACCAACCCTCGGGCTCTAAACAGTGAGTCCAAGAAGGTTAAGGCGATTCGTAAGACGCTAGAAGAAACACCCGGGTTTGCTGTATATAATGGAGGAGTTTGTATTGTCATTGATGACAACTCGTTTGATTATAACAAGGAGGCAAACACGATTTCTTTCACTTGTACGCAGGATGGCTCTGGTCACTACGACGGACAACACACTGTTGAGGCAATTTTACAAGGCGCAGCCAACGCCATTGATCAGCAGGTGGTTATCAACTTTGTTGAAAATGCGTTCTTTGAGAACAATGGTCAAATCCGCATGGCTGCTGAAACGTGGAACAGTCGAGAAACCCAGAAGCTGAACAGCGAACAGAACCAACGTGGGCTTTTTGACAACCTTAAGGGATCCCTCAATGCTGCTATTTCTGCAAATATCGGATGGCGAGAAAACGAGAAGAATGTCAGCGGCACATTAATCAAGAAAGAGTGTCGAATTGATCGTGTTATTTCTTTGATGTACACGGGTGTTCCGGCACTAAGAAGTGATTGGTTGGATACCGGCGATGAAATGCACAACATTTTGCGAAAGGGCTATCGCTCTACGATGATTCTAGAAGACGCAGACAAGAGTAATGACTTTGAAAAGTTGTTTATGCATGCAAACCGCATTCTTTCTATGAATGATTATATTCAGAAGAACTTGCGGTCCGCTTTCGAAAGAAATGCATCCACCACCGAGTCATTCGATGAGTTACAGGTTGTGCGTAAGAGTGGCAAAGCTGATATGAATAAGGTTGTCACTAAGCGTAAGTTTTTCGCTCAGCAAACGTTTGACGGAAGCACACAAACTGGCGCACTACTGCCGGATTACATGCAGCCAGTAATGTACGGTCTTTTAAAGAACGTTCTTAAGCTGGATCGTAAGACTGGAAAAGTAATTTTGGCAAACGGACTTACCGACAAGGATTTGGAAGCCATCTGGGATGAGGCTGGGTATAGGATTCTTAACATGATTGAGACACGCTTTTCTATGTATTTTCGCAAGCGCTTTAACTCTCGACATGCCGAGTTCGCATGCTGGTCTAACCTCTGGGACTCCTGTGCTCACATATTTGAAGAGGTGATTGATACTGGGTCGTGGCGCCCGCAGTCCGTCTCTGCCGCAGCCAAGTAAGTGAAAACGCCATTGCGTTATCCCGGCGGTAAGTCCCGTGCCGTAAAGCATATCTTGCCGCTTATACCCGAAGACTGTGGGGAGCTTTGCTCCCCCTTTCTTGGGGGGGGATCTATTGAGTTGGCTTTGGCTGAAAAGGGAGTCGTGGTACATGCCTACGATGGGTTTAAGCCTTTGATTTGGTTTTGGCAGGCGCTTTTAAAAGATTCAGAGCGCTTAGCCACATTGGCTGATATGTATCGCAAGACCAAAACATATGATTACAAGAAGCCGGGAGCATCGGATGATGAAATTCAAAAGATACAAGCCAAAGGCTTGCCTAAAAAAGATTTTGAAAGGTTTAGAGAGGAAATTAGATTTGCCCTTCAACAGAATCACCCTTTCACCTTTGAAGCGGCCGCCAAAATGTATGCCATTAATCGTAGCAGCTTTTCTGGAGCCACATTTGCTGGTGGTTTTTCTGAGAGGGCATCCTATGCTCGCTTTACTGGCGTTCAAATAGAATACATTCGAAATTTTAAAGTGAAGAACTTCACTGTGAAGTACGCAGATTTTAAGAGTTCTATAAAGAAACACGATTGCTATTTTTATCTCGATCCCCCCTATTTTTTAGAATCGACGCGAAACAAACTATATGGAGATGAAGGTGACATGCATGAATTTTTTCCTCATCTTGCTTTGTTCTCCATGCTGCGCGAAAGAGAAAATTGGATCTTATCTTATAATGATTGTGAATCGATTCGCTCACTGTACCGCGATTATAGAATTTACGACGCAGAATGGACGTACGGCATGAATAAGTCCAAAAAATCATCAGAAATTATCATTACCAACTTGCCAAAGCGATTGCATTGTGTTACAATGGATTTAAAGGAGGAATAAATGGCAAAGAAGAAAGCTAAGCCAGGTCGTGTAGCAATGCAAGACCTGATGGGGCTCGTTAACAAGAAGGCAGGCAGAAATGTTGCACACGATTTAACAGGCGAGAACCCAACACAAGTTAAAGAATGGATCCCAACCGGCTCGCGTTGGTTGGACTCGATTGTCTGTCGTGGACGTGTGGCTGGCATCCCTGTCGGCAAGGTCACGGAGATCGCAGGATTAGAATCTACAGGCAAATCTTACATGGCTGCACAGATCGCAGCAAACGCCCAGAAGTCAGGTAAATTGATAATTTATTTTGATTCCGAGTCAGCCATCGACCCACATTTTTTAGAGCGCGCAGGGTGTAACCTAGAGCGCCTAATGTACATTCAAGCTAGCTCTGTCGAGTTTGTGCTGGAGACCATCGAGGAACTCTTGGGAGCTACTGATGAGCAGCTTGTTTTCATCTGGGATTCACTAGCATTCACCCCCGCTGTGTCAGACGTTGAGGGAGATTTCAACCCTCAATCAACGATGGCGATGAAAGCACGCATTCTTGCAAAGGGAATGTCAAAGCTTGTCATCCCCGTGGCAGACAAGCGCGCGACCCTGATTGTGCTCAATCAATTGAAAACAAATATCCCGCA